ATTCTTTCCCGAATGGAGCACTGAGAAGCATGTTCTCCGGCCTTTTGAGATTCCAGCGTCATGGACGCGTTTTCGCTCTGGTGATTGGGGATCGGCAAAGCCCTTCAGCATCGGCTGGTGGGCGGTTGTCGGAGACGATTTTCACCTATCGGACGGCGGACGGAAAGACATTCTTCCACGCGGATCAATGGTTCGCTACCGGGAATGGTATGGCGCCAGCGCTCCCAACATCGGCCTCAAACTTACAGCAGAAGCGGTAGCCGATGGCATCCGCGAGCGAGAGGTTCATGAACCGCGTGGGCTCGAAGGTGAACCGGCGATCTCATACGGGGTGCTTGATCCCAATGCATTCGCATCGGACGGCGGCCCCTCGATTGGCGAGCGTATGGCCTCCCGTAAGATATATTTCAGACGGGCAGACAACGCACGTACGGCTGCCCGAGGCGCTATGGGTGGGTGGGACCAAGTACGTGCCCGCCTCGTGGGCGACGGAGAGCGTCCCATGATTTATTTCTTCTCGACCTGCCGGGACACCATCAGAACTTTACCTGCGCTCCAGCACGATCCTGTCAAGGCTGAGGACGTGGATACGGAGAGCGAAGATCATGCTCCCGACGAAATCCGATATGCCTGCATGTCGCGTCCGTACATCAAGGATGTGAGCAAGAAGGCGCTTGGCAAACTGCTGATGGTAGGACCTGGCAATCAGGTCAGCCTTGATGATCTCTGGGAGCAGCCGGAAGCCAGAAGGAACGGGCGGATATGATGGCGTCGCCATTCTGCAATTGTGCGTATTGCAATGATACAGGGAAACTTAACATCGGTTGGATCATGCCGTATGCGAATGCTATTCCAGTTTATCCGGGCGAACCATGCCCGATGTGTAGACCAAAGGCTGATCATCTCGCCAACGAAGACATCCAGCAAGGTCTGGAAATGAGCAAGAAGCCATGAGGATACTTGATATCGTCAAATACGATCTTCGAGATGTGCGCGATCTGATCGCTTCTGACTTGAAAGATATTCGCAAGCGAGATCGTTTGGAGGCGCGCCACAGGTTGAAGCATTTCCAAACTGGAATGGCTAGCTTGGAAGCTAGTCTCAATTATAACTTGATGTATGGCAATTCAAATGGCGATGGTCTTGCTGATTTATTGAGGGATCAGCCTTGATGGCCATCGCTATCACCAAAAATCAAGAGATGGCAGCTCATTGGAAATCCCAGATCGAGCAGGTCGATAAGGCCACAAACCGCTGGCATAAACGCGGTGACAAGATCATCAAGCATTTCCGGGATGAGCGGGAAGAACGTGACGTTGGGGTTGCCAAGCGCCTGAACTTGTTCTGGGCCAATACGCAGACCAAGAAATCCGCCATCTACTCCAAGCTTCCGGTTCCGATCTGCGAACGGCGGTTTTTGGACAAGGACACAACCGGACGGGTGGCGTCGACCATCCTTGAGCGTGCATTGCGGTATGAACTGCCAACTAGCGGTTTTCATGCGGCGCTTAAGCGCTGCCGGACCGATTATATGCTTCCCGGACGTGGCCAAGTTTGGGTGCGCTATAATCCCAAGTTTGGGGCGCCGATCAGCCCTCCTCAGAAGGCCAACAACGATATCGAGATCAATGGCGAGTTGGTTGATGAGAAGGAAGAACAGGCCGAGGAAGCTCAACAGCGCGAGTTCCTGAGCGAAAGCCTCGGCATCGATTACGTCCATTGGAAGGACTATTACACATTTCCCGCCGGCGCACGCATTGAAGAAGAGATCGAGGGGAAAGGACGCAGGCTCTATCTTAGCCGGCAGGATCTGATCGACAATTTCGGGGAGAAGATCGGCAAGAAGATCGAGCTCGATCACAAGCCCAAGACCGATGCTAACCAGGGCGGGGAAAGCACGCTATCTGGCCAGGATGGCATGCAGGCGACGGTCTATGAAATCTGGTGGAAGCCCACCCGCAAGGTCTACTTCATTGCGAAGTCCTATGAGGAGATTTGCAAGGAAGAGGATGATCCCTTGCATCTTGAGGGCTTCTTCCCGTGTCCGGAACCATGGTCCGCCACCATGACGAACGACACACTGATTCCGGTTCCCGATTATGTGGAGAGCCAGGATCAGTACATGCAGATCGATGACCTTTCCAAGCGCATCGATATCCTGACGGAATCCTGCAAGGTTGTTGGCGTTTATGATGCTTCCTCGGAGGGCCTGAAGCGCATCTTCCAGGAAGCACAAGAGCCCAATCTGATCCCTGTGAATAGCTGGGCCATGTTTGCCGAAAAGGGCGGACTGAAAGGGGCAATAGATTGGGTGCCGATCGAGCAGATTTCCAAAACCCTGCAAATCCTGATCGAGGTTCGGGCCAAGATCATTGAGGATTTGGACCGCACAACAGGGATCTCCGACATTCTCCGCGGTACATCGGACGCCCGGGAAACCATGGGCGCGCAGCGGCTCAAGACCAACAATGCGAATACTCGGCTTCAGGACGAGCAGGACGAAGCCGCCCGGTTCTGTAGAGATATCATCTGCATCATGGGCGAGATCGTCTCAGAGCATTTCGACCCGGCGACGCTCATCCAAGTTTCAGGGGCGATGTACGATGAAGGATTAGACCCCCCGGACTTGCCTCCGGTTGCTAATCAGCAACCCCCACTGCCGGGTCAGCACGGGGGACCTCCTTTACCGTCGCAGCCTGGTCCGGGTATTGCCTCTCCACCGGCTCCGATGCCCCCACAGGCTGCGCCGTCCGTGCCTGCGCCTGTGGGGCCGCAATCCGAGCCGCCTGAGATGAAACAGGCTCGCAAAGACAAGATGCTTGCCGATGCGATCATGTTGCTCAAGAACGATAAGCTTCGTGGCTTCAGAATCGACATCGAGACGGACTCAACGGTTGCTGGCAATGCCGAGCAGGAGAAGGAACAGCGGATACAGTTTGTGGAAGGTGTGACCAAGTTCATCGAAACGGCAGGCCAAGTCACGGCACAGGTTCCCGAATTTGCTCCATTAGCCGCCAAGATGCTTCAGTTTGCAGTGCGGGGCTTCAGGGTAGGTCGGGATCTTGAGACAGCCATTGAGGAGTTCAGCGAGAAGGCTGAACAGCATGCCAAGGATCAGGCTGCCAATCCAAAACCTGATCCTGAGATGCAGAAAGCCCAAGCCGAAATCGAGCGGGTCAAGATCGAGAACCAGGGTGAGCAGTACAATAACCAGGCCAACATGCAGATCAAGAGCATGGAAGTCCGCATGAAGGAAATGGAAATTCAGATTGCGCAGATCAAGGCGGGTGCAGAAGTTGAGGCAAATCGGCTGGAGGCTGAAAAGCAGCAACGGGATAACCATTTTGAGACGCTGAAGCACGAGCGGGATAAGGAGCGAACCGAACTGGAGCACAAACGCGCTCTTGAGCTCGGCGAGCATCAGCACAAGATCAAAATGAGCGAGAGTTCAAAGTCGAATGGTGCGGCGCACTAATGCAGAGGATGTGTAAATCCTGCGGCAAATGGCATGACCTTGACGAGCCATGGCCATGTGCCCTGCCCAGTAAATCCCGCGCGTTTTACGTGATTTCAGACACTATGGAACCCGCCAAGCACATGGGGACGGGTCAGATATTGGATAGCAAAGCTAAATTCCGGCAGGCCACAAGGGCCTCGGGATGCATCGAGCTTGGCAATGAACCGATCAAGGCACGGGCACCCATTCCTCTCGATCGGAGAGCCCGTCGCGAGGCAATCAAGCAATCCATCTATCATCTCAGGAACAAGAGTTAACACCCCCGGCAAATGGCCGGAGGTGCAGGGGGATATGGCGGCAGGTCCTCAACTTGAGAAGTTTCAGCGAAACGGATGAGGGGCGAAATTTCCACCTCCGGCCAGCAGCGTAAGTGCGCCGATGATGCAAAGGAGCAATACAATAAACCAGATTCCTTGCTCCAACCGTGCAGGAATTGGTGTGACGAAAGTCTTGATCCCATAGAGAACAAGCCAGATCACACCAGCCAGACAAATGATTCCGATCAGCAGCCATAGAATGTTGATAGCCATGCCGATCATGATGGATTATCCGGTAGCTTTGAACGGCTCAACCGGCTCGACAACCGGCTCTGGCTTGACGCCATCCATCCGGTCCGCGAGCGCCTTGATGGCCTCCCAATGCATTCGGAGAGTTCTCTGGATGCCTCCCGTGGAGCTGACATCCAGCGGCGCATCTACTTGGGAATGCTTGCGATGAATGGCCTCGATCTGAGCATTGGCAGAATTGGGGTCTTTCTTGTCAGCCATGGGACACTCCTGTGTGTGTATAGCCGTAATAGACATCGGAACCAATTGTTCCCAATATGTGGTGGATAACTCCTGAATTGTTTTAGGCGAAGTAATCGGGGAGGATATTACTTCGAATATTCAATATTCGGCGGGAGCGAATGGAATTAGCTGACCAACAAGCTTCTGAGAATGAAGGCCAGGTTTCCGGCGCGGAAATCCCCGTTGGTGATGCGGCGGGGAAATCGGGCGAGATTGTCACCCCGGTCTCGCCCGATAAGCCGCTCTCGCTTCGCGATCAGATCGTCAAGAATGTCGAGACCATCCGTACTGAGGAAGCCAAGCGCGCCCGGGCGGCAGATGGGAAATTCACGAAATTAGAGGATGGCGCGAAAGAACCCGCGACTCCTCCTGACAATCCGAAGCCTGACGCGAATGCGCAACCCGCAGATTCAAAACCTGTCGGACCGCCCTCCGGATGGTCGAAGGAAGCCAAAGCCATTTGGGATCAACTGCCAGAGGCAGTAAAGGCGGATGCGGTCAGACGCGAAGCTGAGGTTTCAAAGGGATTCGACGAGTACCGTACCAAAACCGCTCAACTCACGGAAATCTCACAAGCCATCGATCCGATCCGGCCAATGCTTCAACAGCATGGCATTCAGTCGGACGCCCAAGCCGTCAAAAGGCTTCTGGAATGGGAAGGTTCGTTCCGCAATCCGCAAACCCGGATGCAGGCGTTCCACAATCTTGCGAGGCAGTACCAAGTTGATCTTTCAACATTGGTCCCGAGTTCACCTGGAACGCCATCAGCGGCGCAGGATATCCC